GTTTTGATGGCAGAACCATCTCACGATGTGATGACACCTGCCACCTCTCCGGCACCTTGGGTGCCTCTCAGCGATGTGCTGAGTCTTCGTTCCTTTCCAGGAACATCTGTACTTAGGTACAGGAATCCCACTCTTTGCATGTGCAAGGAGGGGACAAGACATCGGTCTTTATTCGATGTCAATAGATTGTTCACTGTTAACAATCTCTTGGGCACCATCGCGTGCCCTGAAATCTCCGTATGTCATAATGCGGAGTCACTCTGGGATGCTAAGCTCCCAAGAGAACTTACCGGTCTTCAAGACCGTGTCTCCTTCGGCAAAGTGCCGAATGTACGCACAGCAATGCGCGTTTTAAAGCGGGGGACCTACTGGTTTCCCCAATTAGCGAAAGGAAAATTTCGCGAAAGCGCTTTTCAGCGCAAAATGGCAAGATTACTTGCCGGCCTATCCACCCCAGAGGGGAAGGAAGGATTTGGGTGGATCAAAAATTCACCCGTGTCTGGACCTGCCGTCCAGCGTTTCCGTAGCCTTTTGGCTACAGTTGATGGCCTGCTAATGCAGGTTGTATTGGCTTTCCCCGGTTCGGAACAGTTTCAAAACTGGAACCGGCTGGACCAAATAGCGAGATCCATGATCTCGCAACTCCTTGATGACTATTTCAAGGATCTGGACCCAGATCGGGTCCTAACCTACTCAAAGGTTAAAGATCTCCGTAAGGAGATCAAGCGGGTCGGGTTTAACCGATCCAAAACCCTCGCAGAAGTCGAGGTTCCGCGCGAATTATCCGCGCTTCGGGTAGCCCTCTCAATGGTGAGAGGACAAACACCCTTGACCTATTTGCAGGTCATGATCTTGTCTCAGACAAGAGCTTCCGGGGTTCCACCCCGGGCGGTCTATGACCGCACTATGGCCAAAACCAAGGCCATTCTGATGACTAAGTCATCACCTGCACTATACAAGGTAGTTCAAGGACCGCTATGTAAGGCGGTCGATCATGTCTACTACGACATGTTAATGCGTCTCGGTTCGACCGAGAAGCGTGAGGAGTTCTTCGACTCCATAATGAAATCTTCTAAGATTTCCCTCTCCGATTCTGGAGAGTTCTTCGTCAAAACTGACGATGGCGGCAAACTTGAGGCCGCACGTCGCGTACTTGCGACTAATCCGGAAATACCGGAAATAAACCTCCATACCGGTCAATTGACTGGTAAGATTTTGAGGTCCAGTTCACCAATTGGTGAACGTTTATTCCACTGGGCATGTGGAACCTTTGTAGACCGGAAAAGGGTCTACCAACGCAACTGTATGAGTTGCAGAATATCCCTAGTCGCAGAACTGGGGAAATATAGGACCATTACGGTCTCAACCTTGCAACACGCATTGTTGTTGCATCCATTGTCCCACATGGGGCTAAAGATTCTCGAGGCTTTTCCCTCGAGTGAAAGCGGCATTGGAGCCGCAAACCATGCTTGGAACTTTTTCAAGCGAATGTCGCATAAGAACCCGTCGGCTAGTTTCATCTTTCGGAAGGATATCCAAACTTCCGTGATGTCAACCGACTGGGAATCTGCGACAGATTACTGCGATCCTTATATCGCAGGTGCTATGCTGAACAGATTCCTGTTCAGTATTGGGGTACCAAGGTGGTACCGAGAAACTGCGCTTTTCGCGCTGACCGCTCCACGACAGGTGGAGACACTCGATCGGAATGGAGCCCCGATTGAGGTTTTCTACACCAAACGAGGTGTTTTAATGGGTGACCCAGTCACCAAAGTGGTGCTCCACTTGCACCATCTCTGCGGCAGACGTATTGCCGCTATCCTCTTAGAGGATACTTTCGGTGAACAAATCACCAAGACGACACCTAAGGTGTCAGCGTAATTTATGCCATGCGGTGTAATGCCCTGTAAGGGATAAGGTGGACTTGTGTCCCCAGGACGCCGAAAGGCGAAAGCTCGCAAA